GATTAGCCTGTGTAAGTTGTTGTCCTGCTTGAGCTACCAACCTAGAAAGTTGTACTTCAACTTCTTCCGGTAACTCTTCATTAGGTGCAGGTAACGGCACACCTAACTTTTCTTCAATTTGTGTACGGTAGGCAAACCCAAGATGTTCGGCAATATGTGCTTGCAGTGAGGCCATAATCTGTTTTGCCTGCGGATTCTGCCCTATCATTTGTGCTACCATAGGGTCTTGCATAAACGAAGTATGCGTTGTGATATGCGCTTGGTGATCTTGATAAATAAACGACTTCATGGGTTTGCCTACTAATGCGTCCATGTTTTCGCTTATGGGGTCTGTAGGTTTGGCGTCATCTTTAGTTGGCACAAGTTTGTCAGCGTTCTTGACGCCTAACACTTCGATCATCTGGCGATGCAGCTGTGGTAGGTCATAAATCTGCGGTGCTTTTTCTGACATTTGCAGGACTGTTTGGTACTGCACTACACGTTGCGCCATTGTAGAGCTGTTGGGGTCGCTCACAGGGATGACATCAACCATCGTATAGTCTGCGCGCTTGGCAGTCACTTCACCTCGTACAGGCTCGTAGGCGTACTCTACAGGGGCATACTCGGCCATTATAGCCTTGAGTAGCTTAAACTCCTGCTTCATAGAGTAGTGGACCCTAGATTGAACCGCAGCCATAGGCTTTAGCGTACGCTCTAGTAGGGCCAAGGTGGTGCCTACAGGAGCATTAGCTGACATATCCGAGATGTCCATATCACTAATGGCACCTAGTCTACGTCCTTCAGTCGTAATCTGATTCAGGAGGGCGAGAAGTGTTTGACTAGGTTCTTTGTACGGTAGCGGCATAATGTTGTCACGGATGCTACCTGATGGTACGTCAACGTCTTTGAACTCTCCGGGTTCGATTGGTGAATCGTCTCCCTTGATACGAAGCCCACGCGATTTCAAACCGCCGGGGAGGTTCGACAGTGTTCCCGCGTCAACCAGTTGCCGTATCAAGGAAGTTCCAGCACGGGCGTACCCACCAATAATGTGAATCAATCCAAGGCCATAGAAGCCAAATCCCGGCACATAAACATAGTGTACGAAGTGTTGGCGTTTGAGGGTGAGGGGGTCATCCTCCTCGTAGTTTCTACGGATCGCCAACACTTCGTCACTGCCACGCTCTATGGTGACAACATACGGGCGAGCAATACCGTCTTCGTCATCCAATCCCTCAACCACAAGGACAGCGTGGATTTCATACAGAGTATAACGGTCATCGTCATTTAACGAATAACCGCCTTCTTCTGCCTTTTTCTCTTCAATATCAGAGTGATACGGCTCCGGTTCCTCAAGGTCTATAGCCCTGTAGAACCCTGACACTTGCAGTTTTGTAACCTCGTTTTGTGTCTTACGCATTATGTGCGTGACACGTTCTGCATGTTCAATAGTAGACGCACCGTACGGTACAATGACATCTTCTGCCGAAATATATAGGGCTACCTGCCGACCTAAATTTGGGTCGTAGTAGACTTTCTTAAACGATGATCCTGCTAGACCAAGGCTATATAACATACGTTCGTGTTCGGGCCGATACTCTACCATGTTCTCGGTAAGTTCGTAATTCATGTCAGCCTTGACACGAGCCGCCGCTTCTTCTTTTTCCTTAGTCTCACTACCAAGAATTTTAGTTTTTACTGGCCCTGCAGCGGGAAACGTTTCCGACATAGTTTCAGCTTGAAACCGAATAGCTGCTTCCGCTAGGACTGTAGAGTTAACGCCACAGGCACCTTCCCACGGTTGAGAACGCTCCTCGTATTTAAACCCAATAATGTCCAGACCTTTGACGTATGTTTCAGTCCAATCCTTGCGACTAGAAATGTCAGACTCTACGGACTCCATAAGGTCTTTAGACAACTTTTTTATATCGTCCTCGTCCATAAACTCGGCTAGGTTAGAATCAAAATTAGCACTACTGAGATCATTTCCGGGTATTAGAGTAATCTCCATACTACCGTCAGCCAGCGTAATTTCTTCTGGATCAATAACTTCAATCTCCAGATCAGGAATGTCCATTTCTTCCACGCCGTCTAAACCACTGTCTAAACCTAGTGGAGCAGCGTATAGCCCTTTTTCAATAGCCATGTATCACCTCTAATAAAACCCGCCTCGGCGTTGTTTCCAGTATCGCACATCTTCAGGTTCGTCAGAAGGTAGACGTATAAACCCTCCCTGCCTGAAGCGCATAAGGGCCATAACCATAGAATCCACAAGGTCATCATTGCTCATAAACGGAAATCCTGCAACCTCTTCCACAACTTCTTCTGCCCACCGTGTCTGCGGCACCCAACATAGACCTGACGATATTATGTCAGCCACAGCATTTAGGCGCGCTGTCTTATCCCCCGACCCTCTGTGTGGCGTATACTCTGACACTGGCAAACCCATACGCCGCATTTCTTGATACAACGCGGTGCCTGAACTTTTCTTTTCCACAATGAACGAGTCGGGTTCCCAATCATTGTATTCTTCCATAGCAAGCGTTTTAAGTTCTGGAAACTCCATACGCTGTTTTATGCTATTTAACAATATAATATTGTACGCGGTGGTCTCTTCGTTCATAAACACGCCCCACGTAGTAAGGGCTGTATAGTCTGCACGGTTATGTTTTTCGGCTGCGGCATCTAACGACATGATAACATATTCACAGCTGGGCGGTTCTTCCAAGGTCCACTCGTTCCACCATTCACGCTTAACAATCGCTGCTTCTTCCGCAGTAGGTTGTTGCTGATACTGCGAGTTCCATTGGAACGTAGGCATAGAAGCCTTGGTACGTAGTAGGGCTTCAAGATCAAAAAACTCAGGCCACAGCGGCTTTTCGGTGATTTTCTTAGATTTTTTGTTTTTGACTTCAATTATGGCAGGAAATTCAATCACGTCATACTGATCGGAGCGGTCATTCTGTGCCATGTCCCGTGTAACACGTCCTGTCAGGTCATCTAAATGCCAACGTGTCTGGATAATAGCTACCCGACCTCCGGGCATTAGTCGTGTTCGCGCTCCAAACGTGAACCATTCGTATGCTTTATCGAAGACTTCAAAGTTTCCATTGATGACATCCTGCTCAGAATGGGGATCATCAACAAGCAGGAGATCAGCACCCCGACCAGCAAGAGCAGAACCAATACCGCAAGCATAATACTCACCTCCAACATTTGTGTTCCACCGTCCTGCCGACTTACTATCTTGCGCTAGTTTTACTGTAGGAAATATAGACCTGTAGTCGTCTAAGGCTATTAAGTTACGTACTTTACGACCAAAATCTACCGCAAGATCAGTCGTGTGAGACACCATCATAACTTTTTTATCTGGGTTGCGGCCTAAGAACCAAGCAGGGTAGAATATAGAAACAAGTTGCGATTTACCGTGACGTGGAGGGATGTTTACGCAGATACGATCCTTTTCGCCACGCTCAATAGCCATAAGCATGTCTGCTAGGATGCGATGGTGCTTGCCCACAATGTAATCAGGTTGCATCAACTTACAAAACTCAATTAAATCGTCGTACGCACTGGCATTTGCAGTTCTAGTGTTAAGCTCATCAACCATACGGTCAATTTCTAAGGCTTCTTCGGGGCTAAACGCGTCTAAATTAGCCAGCATCAACTCAATGTCTTCTGCTGTGAAGTCTAAACCCTCAGTCATCGTCAAAATCGCCAAGTTCAACGTCAATATCTATATCTGCCGCGCTAAGTACGACTGCATCCTCTACTTCAAGTTCGGGATTTACCAGTTTTGTCAACTTACCACGTAGTCTTTCCTTAATATCGTCCGTGGTCTGGTGCGTTATGGTTACTTCAGACTTCTCTGCGAACAGTCCTACGTCTGAAATCTTACCCATAAGCTCCAAAGCGCGCATACGAACACGCGGATCAGGATTTTCTGACTCAATAATTAACTTATTCGTGACTAAGTTGCGTAGTTGCTTAGAAGATTCAACCACAGAGTGATTAAACTCGGTAAGTATGTCGTTTGTTAACCGTATGGACGGTGGTGTTAGGGCTGCGGCTCTCGGGTTGGTAACTTGTTGGGACGTTTTAATCGGGTTTTGTGCATATGACGTGGCAAGTGCAGTCGCAACGTCCTTATCATCCTCATCAGGAGTAACATCTAACCCGTTATCTTCTAGTTTTGTAACTGTTTCAGCTAGGGCAGCGGTGCGCTCAGACAAATCTAACTTGCCAAGATCGTCCTCTAAGGACACGCCTAGTTCTGGAGTGACGTTCAAAGTCATAATGTACCGCAGGTTGTTAACCGATAACGTAATAATAGGTTACAAAAAATTTTTTGACAAGGGGTCTGAAAAAGAGGTGGGGGGTTTGGGAATTAGCATGGGCGAGTT